TTGAGCAACGGGCCCAAAATAGCATGTTGGTCACGTCCTCCTCGTCTATCCCATCCGAATCCGGGTGTAGCTCGTTGAATCTTATCGTATAGTCATTTATGGAACCCGCCTTTAACACGTCCTGATACAAGTCATTCTTGAATACCTCCTCCGTGAGCCATTGTACCCTTATGGGGTAATCCTCTATGACAACCTTATGGGTATGCCCCTCCATTCCCCTTCCGGTGAATTGGTCGTGCGTGCCGAATATGTTTTTCAACCTCCTGCTATTCTCGGCTAAGATAGACTCAACCTCTTCCGTGAACGCTAATTTTCTGTATGACTCCATAGATGATATAGGCTATTAGGAACGACAACAAGTGGATTCTCCAATTGAACAGCGGGATAAACGCCATGACGATATTACTCAAGGTTATTCTCCAGAGGCTTAGTTTGTAGGCGTGGTATCTGCGCGCGTAACATCCCATGATGAGGCCGGACATTCCGCATGTAGGATCCGGCAATGAGGCTAGAGGCACGAACGATGCCAATACGCAAGACACGTAACCGATCAAGCATGTTTTCACACGAGGCTTGAACTGGAACAAGGCGATAAGATTTAATGATAGATGAAAAATGTTCGCGTGGGTTAACGTGTAAAGGAAATGGTCGTATGGGCTTGAATTGATATCGAAATAGAAATGTTTACCGGCGAGTTGGAGTATGACGCTTGTCAAGGCGATTATTAACGAAGGAATCAGTCTTTTTAGCTTACCTTCCATTTTTCCTTTCCCGGTTGATGCGTTGTATTATCGCCAACGCCCGTGAATAGGATATGTAAAAACAGGGGGCCGTTTGATAGACCGCGAAAGAGGTGATGAAATAGACGGAGCTTCCCTTGAATTCTCTCTTTTTCTCCAGCTCTTTGTAAATCTCATAAATGTCATCGATCATCTTGTTCCTGATCGATCGACCCTTTTCCTTGGTCTTCCCTTTCCTGATCAGCAGGATTCCCCTATACGCTTGAAGGGTGGATATCCAGAACCTAGAGGCATGGGAGGATATAGCCCTCATTACCGCCTCTCGGTGGGATTTCACTTCCCTCATCTTCAAAGCACGTCTATAAGCTTCGTAAAGCTCCATGTCCCGCTCTGGGATGAAATCTACGCCATTAACCATAAAGAACGCTTGTTTTGGTGAACATCACAAAGATAAAAAATAGATTCACATGTTTGATTATTCCGGCCTTCGTGGGGCAAATAAAATAATCAAAATAACAAAACGGATGTACCTTATTATTTTCCTTTGCCTAAAACAAAATCGATTAAGGTATGGCAGATATATCTAACAAAGAGAGATTCAGGCAAAGATACGCCAAACGGAATCCGGATCTTAATATGGATGATGAGGAGGCTTACTACGGCTCGGTCAACCAATTCATGGACGAGTATGAGGGTTATGAGGGTAACTCCAAGAAAATGAGGGAGAACTTATCGAAGAGTCCCGCTTTCGCGGAGTTGATGGTAGCCGCTAGGGATCAGGATGATTTTGATCCCGTGGTGTGGATGGTACAGAACAAGGGGCTTGACTTGAAAGCCTTGGCCGATGATCCCGATTATTCGCAAAAACTGGCCGACGCTCATAACACGTACCTTGAGAAACTGGCCAAGCAGGACGAGATAGAGAAACAAATGTCGGAGAATATGCCGGCTAGCGTGGAGGCGATCAGGGCGAAAGCCTCGGAGATGGGCCTTTCAGACGATCAAGCCGAGGAGGTTATAGGCAAGATGTATCAAGTCATGGATGATTTGATCGTAGGGAAATTAGATCCGTCTATTTTCGAGATGATGGCAAAGGGCATGAATTATAACCAAGACGTGGAGGCCGCACGGGAGGAAGGTGTGGCGGAAGGGATCAACAAGAAGGTAACGGACAAGCTAAAGGATCTTAACGGTAAGCAGGAAAGGCCAAGAGGAAGGCAAGGCGCACGGCAGGAGAAGCCGGTTACGCAAGACGTGAACAATCCTTTTTTATAATGAGAATAATAACAATTAATACTTTTGCGATGAATAAATTATTTAAAGACAAGATGTTTTGGGTCAAGGCTTTGTTCTTTGTCTTGGCCGTATTGACCGGTGGATCGGCTATGGCCGTGGAGATCGGGGAGAATGGAAGTGATACGGATCCCAATGAAGGCAAGCCGTTGGAGAACGCAACCCCGGATGCCGCCGGTAAGGGTATTGACCAGCAGGGGCAGGGGGCTACCGGATCGGCGGTCACCGACGCAGATCTAGCCGAGAACAAGGTGGAGGATTACGTGAGTAAATTTCAAGCGTACAAATATCCCATGCACACGGACTTTCTCAAACTCGCCAAGCAAGTGCATGTCAACACGAAGGAACCGGAGCATTACAATATTGGCGAGGCTATAATGGATTGCGTTACCAAGGCGGAGGTGAGCAACACGGAAAAGGACGCAGAGGTAAAGCTTAGCTTGTACAAGAATGACGAGAAATTATTCGCCGAGTGCAACACTGTCTTGGTTGACGGGGTTACGGGGTATGATGAGAAAGGAACATCGGACGGAAGTCCTCTGGTGCTTTACGTCGTTTCCGCGGATAAGGCTAACGGTATTATGGTAGCGGCTCTTAATGGCCCGTTGGATGATGGAGGAAACATGTATGTCCCGGATTTGAAAGCGGGTACCGGATTGCATATCATGGCACCGGCCATGAGTGAGAGTGAGGTGGAGATCGCCCCGGATTCCGCTTATCCGAAAAAAGAGATCGCTTATTTGCAGAAGAAGGTATGCCCTATCACGTGGACGGAATTCTTTGAGCGTATTAATAAAAAGGCGAAGTGGAACGTTCAGGACTTGAAAGATTGGACCTTGTCTAATTTCCGCAAGAAATGTACACGCACGATGTTGATCGGTGTCGGCACTAAGTCTTTGAAATATGGTTCCAAGAAAACCGGTACCGAGTATGTGTATTTCCAGAAAGGCGTGTTGAGACAGTTACGGCTGGGTTACCAGATCAGTTCGACGTTGGAGTTCGCCGATCTTATCGGTATCACACGTATGCTTTTCGGGAAGTACTCGAACACGAACGAGATGGACGTGTATTGCGGCACCAAGTTTATCGAGAAGTTGTTGAACATTGATTTCACGAAACATAAGGATATCTCCTTTGTCAAGAAACAGAATATCGGTATCGATATCTCCTCTTTCGAGACCACTTTCGGAAAGTTGAACTTCAAGGTCGAGCATGCCCTTGACGATCTTGGCTATGAGGAGTGCGCCGTGGCTTTCCCGATGTCCGAGGCCAAGCGTTATTACTACCAAAAAGGCAAGACCCTGACCGTGGATCATTCCAAGGGAGAGGGAGGAGAGGTCCGCGAGGCCAAGTCCCAATACTATATTCAGGATGATTGCTTGATGCTTACGGGTTATAACTCCATGTTGATCGGGCCGGACGTTACGGTTAGCGGATACAAGCTATCCATGCTTGACACGGTCGTTTCCAGCGTAGCTTCCCTGAGTTCCGTATCTACCCCGAAAAAGGACGATGTTGTCTATTTGACCGTAGCGGACGATACGCACGCCGTGGGATTGTACGTATATGACGGTACCGAATGGAAACCCTACAAAGGGGAGATAAACGTGTAAACAGGATATATTGTTAAACAAGGCCCACCGATATGGTGGGTCTTATAAAATTAAGCGAATGATCACGAAAATATATGAGCTGGTAGGCAAGGACAATTGCATGCTCCGTACCGTATACTGTGGAACACGGGTTAGCATGGAGTTCAAGGGAGGTAATTTCATCAATGGAAAGAACGCCTTGTTACGAACAAGCAATCCTTTCGTACAGGACGCTATAGAGAACGATTGCCGGTTCGGCACGTCTATTCGGCTAGTCTCTACGTTAAAAGAAGATGGTGACTCTAATGTATCTGTCATGAGAGGCGCGAAAGGCAAGGAAAAGCTAGTGAAAGAGGTAAAGACCGTAAAGAACGTGAATGACGCTATAGACTATTTCGCGAAGATGGGCTATAAAGTGGAGAGCGATGAAATGCTCGATGAGCTGAAAGATAAATTAAATATATCGTTCCCCAACATGAAATGATGAGAATAAACGTGAGCGACATAGTAAGCGAGGTCAAGATCTGTATAGATGAGATCGGGCTTAATGACGCGGAGTTCCTTGGTACGCAAGATAACGAGGAAATGGATACGATTATCAAGTCCAAGATATCCGAGGCGTTGCGGTTCGTGAACGGGAACGCCGACTGGGGGTTACTGGAGCCTAACATGGTTATAACGGATGGGACCATAGATGATGATCTTGTCGCTCGTGTTGAGCTACCGGATAACTACTCACGGATTTGTTACGCAAGGCTATCATCATGGCCTTTATTTATTTCAGATCCTATCTATTGGAATGACAAGGAATACGCCACGTTGTCCGATCCATACGCTACAGGGACGTGGGAGAGGCCAAAACTGGCATTGACCATGAGGCCGGGCAAGACATTGGAGCTGTACAAGGCTAAGGGCGCTTCGGACTCGTTCGAGATCGGGATCATAACAGACGAGGAGGTCACGGATAGCTTGAATATAAGCTCTAAGTTAAAAAAGGCGCTGATCTATTATATTTCCGGCCTCACGTTGCTCACATACAGGGATCAGCACGCGGACAGCATGTTTAATCAGGCGTTGGTTCTCATGGGGGTCAATCCATCCGGGGCCAACTCTAATCAATAACAAGACTATATAATCATGGTATACATATTCAAGGACAGGTTAATTCGGGTAGAGTGGACTATTTACAAGGGGATAAGTCCGGTGAAAGAAGATTTCTCCCGGTCTAACGTAAAGGTTTTTCTATTAGGCAACCGAGAGAAATACCTACTTCAAGCGAGAGCGGACAAAGGCACGCTGTATGTGGACATTCCTTCAGGATTGAAAGAAGGAACTTACTCTATCGAGGCGATATGGGTCAAGAATATGGATCATGTATTTGATACACGAAACATATGCCGCTCCAAGAAAGAGGATCTTTTCTCTATAACCGAATTTGAGGACGAGGCTACGAATATCGGAGAAGGTGTCGTCGTGCTGAAAGTAAAGACTTCTACCGCCACTTATGGCTATGATGGTTTGTCCTCATACGAGCTGGCCGTATTACGTGGGGACTGGAACGGTACGGAAGGGGAGTGGCTGAAGCATGAGCGTTACGTAAGTGTTCTCGATTCCCGTGGTGATAGCGAGGTTGATACCATGAGCCAAAAGGCCATTACCGATGAGTTGGAGGCACAAGACAATGCCATAGAGGATATTAGGGAAGATACGGAAAAACTTGATAATCGTGTGGAGAAAGCGGAGGACAAGGTTAATGATATGGGGGATGTCGTTGATGAGATCAAGAGCCACGCCCCGGTATCAGCCCGTCCCGCCGGTTTCAAGCCGGACATCGACCTTACCCCGGAGATCACGGTAGACCGTGCTTGGAGAGACCATGAGGGTAACGTTATCCGTGATACGTATATCACCCGTAGGGGATTGATGAACGAGATAATCGACATCACGAACCAGCAAGTGACGGACTTGAAGCCCGGTTCCGTCGATCCGGACGATCTTTCCGAGGCGACCAAGCAATTGATCGGGAACAAGAGCATCACCAACTTTCCGGACGAGGAGGATATAACCGTGACGGATAACCAGACCTTGAAGTTGAAAGACAAGGAGTACGCTCCGAAGGATTACTCCGGCATGGGACGTGTGTACCTTCGGAAGCATTACGTTAACGGCGTGAACACCCTCACTCAGCACATGATGAGAAAACCGAATACCATCTATATCATCCAGTACGACTACTGCCTAGCTGGGCAAACGATCGAGGTGCCGGAGAATTGCGTGCTGGATTTTCAAGGGGGGAGTTTGAGGAATGGCATTATAAACTGCCATAATACTATTATAAGGAATCAATTTAAAGGTTCGACTACATTAATCGGTAGTTATATTTTAGAGGATGCCTTGCCTGATGAAGAAGATATAACAATTGAAGATCATTCATTAAAATTCAAGGATAGACAATACAACACGAATAACTATATAGGTAAAGGTTATAAGATATTGAGAAAGAATATTGTAAATGGAAAAAATGTTCTTACTCAAGAAATGGTTAATGAGGAAAATACGATTTATGATATCAGGTATGATTTTGATTTGGATTTTGATTGGGATAATTATGAGTCCGCTCATAATTATGCGGTGAAAATACCAAAAGGATGTATATTAAGATATTCCGGGGGATCGATATTTAACGGTCTGTTAAACTTTGCTGATGATACCTATATAGAAGGGCCTGAACGTGGGGATTGTATGAAATACGGTTCATATGGATATGTGGATAAGCCTAGGTATAGTGTTCAAAATGACCCTTCTGTAATAAATAGGTTATCTGAGATATTTATATCTTATTACAAACAAAATGAGAATTTTCATTATGGGCATGAGAATACTTTATTGAGACCTGACTTTAAAATAGATGAGCCTTGGTATATGAATTGTTCCAGTTTTTCTACTGCGATGATCCTTGGTATACCTTTTGAGAATTCTAAATATAACGGAAAAGACAATATACAAAATGGATTTGGATGGTATGACAAAGATTTTATCCAATGGGTTTCGGGAAGTGATAATATTCATTTTTATAAGTATTCTCATAATTTGGCTAGATATTTAAATGATAGAGGATACACATTGCCAGAAAGCCAAAACAATATTGAAAATTTACAACCGGGTGATGTTTTGTTTTATAATTTAGAAAATAAAGATCCATTTAACAATCCTTTCTATTATAAAGGAATAGACCATTCCGCAACTTTCGCATTCAGGGTAAATGATAACAGATTCGCCGTATGGGAAGTATGGGGAGAATCACAGGTATTTGGACTTGGATATTATGATAATAGTTATTTTGATGAACATATAAAATTGGTGGCGAGATTGCCTAAAGCATATAGTGATAATAAACAACAGGCTAACTTGGCTGAAAACCCTTATAATGGTATAACTAAAATTATAGAAGCAAATTCATCTTATCCGAACACCTTGATAAAAAACGTTACTCTTTCAAAACCCATTCAAGCGTATAAGTATTATACGGTAATAGCTAAACTAAGGTTTTTAACAGACAGAAAGAATGCGTTTCCATATGTAAGATATTCAAAACGGGGGAATTTTTCGTATTATGGTATGATAGAAACCCCGAAAGACGACATGTACTATATACCTTTTTGTTTTACTAATGAGGAAATACAAATTAGCAATCCTCCAAGTCCTATAGAGCAAATACTAGAAATAAGTAGTGTTAATCTTGAAATCTATTGGAAAGGTTCTCCTACAGAGGTAAAAGTGGAATTAGATGAATGCTTTTTAGTAGAGGGGATAGTTTCTATGTATAATTCAGATTTTAAACGACCTTCAATTTATCCTACGGGACTAATTAGTGAAGAATGGAATGAGATATTTAAAAATATAGGTAGTGAATGGACAAAGGTTCCGGAAGGTTGGTTGATTTGTGGAAGATTTGAGTTAAAAGATGAAAATGATATAATTGAAGATTTTATTACAATGAATACACTCAAACCTTTAAATGATTTAAAGTTTAATAATATTGTATTTGGAAATACGATGAATTCAGAAGGTGGAGTAGGGACTATATTTCTGGATTTTAGAACTACACCTTCGTCCCCTACTCTAAAAATAAGAAATAAAAATGGGGGGGTGTTACATTATTTTAGTATTATAGTACCTACTAATGTTATTAAAGAATATAGTTAGTATAAAATTCATTATAATTCGCTTTAATATTATAATAATCAACGGAAATAAACATGAGACAATTCATATACACGATCATCAGAAAGATATTCAAGCTTGTATTCTCTGTTTACAAGCCGAAGGTAAGGACATTGTACAAAGGCCGTAAGAACATCGATCTTACGGAGAACAGCAATCAGCACATAAGGGTAGGTAAGCCTTTCTATCTGGCCGGGAACACCTACAAGTTAGATCAACGAGATAATACGAGCGTATTCAAGTTGGCCCTTTACAAGAAGGAAGGCGAAGGTTGGGTAAAGGCTAACGACCTTGATTTGATCTTGAGGCTTAACGCCGGTTACAGCATATTTTACGTATAACGAACTAAAGCACGATACATCATGGAAGAGCGAAAAGATATTTGCGAGGGTTACGACAGGGATAGCGTACAGCAGCTAGACAAGCTGGCCAAGGATAAGAACGAGCGTTTCCCGATCTATCCGTTGACATACATTCAGGCCGTATATGACGCTAGGACGAAAGAGAGGCTTGATTCCATATTGTGGAAATGCAACAACGTGTATTTGCCTTGGATGGGATCGGCGGGGGAAACCCGTATACAGTTGCCTTTCTGGATGAGAAGGAAGGGTATCATAATCACCTACAAGAACCTTGACGAGGAGACGATAACCGAGAAACTAACCTATGATCTTTGCATCGCCGATGATTTCTTCCGTCTTGACTCCTCTTGGACTAGGATAACGGACGCTTTGCCGGTCGGGGGTAACATTACCATAGGATCTAACGGCAATTGGTTTCAGGATGGGGTTGATACGGGCTTCAAGGCACAGGGGCCTAAAGGGGACAATGGGCTTACTCCCATGCTTCGCACAGTTAATAACAAGCTGCAATACTCGTATGATGGAGAGGTATGGAATGAGATATCTGAGTACATCGCCGCTTGGTTCCGCTACCAAGACAATAAGATACAGATATCACGGGATCAGAAAACATGGTCGGACCTGTCAGCGCCGTTCACGCAAGATTTGTATATAAAGGGGTACGTGGCTACCTCGTCCGCACTTCCTTCTACGGGAGTGAAACAAGGGGATATATACATGGTGGGGCCTACGTACGCCGCCGAGGACACCGGGCATACCAATCCCATATACCGGATGTACGTGTATAACGATTCCGGATGGGTGGATAACGGGGTTTTCCAAAGTATAGCCGCCGGGGTGGTTCAGACGATCGGGAATAGCGAGACGGAGGTCATGAGCCAAAAGGCTGTTTCATCCATCGTCGGCCTAGACACGTACCCTGTCTTCTCCGATACCAAGCCCTACGTAAAAGGCGATATCGTTAATTACGGCGGTCTCTTGTACGAGTTCACGGCTGATCATGAGGCGGGGGCGTGGATTGGCACGGACGCGAGGGAGACGAGTTTGAGGGAGGAGGTTAAAGAGGGGATGATGCGTAAATTTTTAGCCGACAAATCAATTATAGGAATGGTTAATATAGACATTAACCACTTATACAATATTCCTCAAAATGATAATGGAGAAAATGGGAAATATATATTTGATCCTGCTCAAGAATACGATTCGGGCTGGATTGTCATCCCGGAATATGGCGGCAAAATGAGCATTAGCGGCGCAACGATTCACCGTGTAACGTTCTTTAATGACGTATTGCCGTTGGGTTCGAATTTCATTAGTTCGGTTACGTCCGGTTTTACGAACATCAGAATCCCCGATTACGCAAAATTGGCACTTGTTACGTTGTTACGTTCCGCAAATCCGGAGGGCTACAAAAACTTGATCGTAACCCAACCCGGTGGTGCGGCAATGCGTATGGAGTTGGAAGAAACGCGAAAACAGTTGAAAGAACGTTTGTATAAAAATCGTTCATTTTCCGGTAAAGTAGATATTGATAACGATATGTTGGTTAATATTGGCTCGGACGGTACAGTCGTTTATATTCCCGATGCTGAATTTAATACTGCGTTTGTCGATATTTTAGACGGTAGCCAGTATTTAGAAGTAACAGGGGCAAATATTCTCCGTGTTGCGTTTTTTCGAGATTATGAGATAAACACGGAAAATTATATTGGTAGTAAGGTTGACCGTATCGTTATTATTCCGGCTAATGCTGTTATGGCGACAATTACTTTACGCAAGGTAGACAACCCGGACGGCTTGAATGATTTACGAGTATTACAGAACGGAACCGCCCCAAGTAGTTTGCGTTTGTTTCAAGATACGGGCGAACTATTTACAGAGAAGAGCCTGTATTTTAGCCGTACCGGGAAACCGATTACAACGGCGGCATATCTAACAACAACACCATATTTGCCAATTTCAGGACGTGATGATATTATAGTTAAGGGTGCCAATAACGCGAGTGTTCCGGTTATTACGTTTTGGGATTCGCATTATAATTTTATCGCACCGATATCGCAAACTGATACCGTCATAAATCGAGTGTATAAGGTTTCTGCGGCAGATATCCCGGCTGGGGCAAAATATATTCGTTGTACCCGCAATGATGCCAAGGAGGAAGATACGCACGATAGTTACGTTGTAGGGTTGAATATTGCGGCCTTGCTCACGATGCACGACCGGATAACGCCTAAATACAAGGAGGTAATAACCGGAAAGAACCTAATTAACCCGTCTAACCTTTTGCGTGGTATTTCTTATTCGGCATCAACCGGATTAATCACTACACCCGACGGAATATTGAGCAACAAATTAAGGCTATCGCCGGGAACCTACACGATTAAAGGGGTCGTTCCTTATTCTGCTGTACCAGCAGTTGCACGTATCTTGCGATTCAACGATAAGAATGAAATGGTTTATGCTGATAAGATCGAATTAATAGATGGTGTCGGACAATATACCGTAACATCTAAAGGCTCGCCAAACGGGGGGAATCTTTATATTGATCATTGGCGCATTGTTTTACAAATTGACACGCTTGCGATATTTGACCCAAATGTCGCGCAATTTGAGAAAAGCGATATTGCAACGGATTTTGAGCCATGCCAAACAAAGCTAGTCGAAAATCCTGCTTATAAATTAACACCCCGCATGGCGTTTATAACAGGCGCAAGCTCATCAATACCCGGAGCGGGTTACTTCGAAACGGCTTGCGAAATGTTGGGATTCTCGCACAGAAACGTTGCGATATCCGGAGAAAGTGTTATGCAGCACGCCACAAAGGCATGGAGGGGTTTAATATATGAATCGGACGGACGTATGACTGACAATATAGACGATAGTGGTAAATTTGTCGGATTATACACTTTTGAGGAGTTGGAGAATATGGATATATTCGTTACAAGCCATATTCATAATTATGACGTTTCGTTTAGGGGAAAAGAGTTTGAGAGAGTAGAAACAACGTTCGGTTATTATACGTCATCCGGAGTGTTCACGTCATCGGGTTCGTGGGCTTTAGATAAATATAATTTGTCGCCCAATGATACGGAATTGATCGTAAACACCATTACAAGCGGTAGCACAACACCGCACGCCCTATTTTTTGACCGCAATAATAATTTTATTGGCGGAGATATCATCTTTGACCCGGAACCAACCACAACAACGCCCGTTATTGACCGTAAAATTGATGTTCCCGAAAATGCGGCGTATGTGTTGATCAAACGTTTATATTTTCCGGACTCAATTACAACGGTGCGGGGCGTGGGTTATGGCATTTTGCAAAAAAACGTGGCCGAATATGAGGCAAAAGGGTATGACGAAGACAACGACCCGTTGACGGTTCCGATGGATAAGAAAAATTTGACTCAACGTATCGTACCGTACGGCGGTCAAGGAGCGGCGGGAGCACAGAGACCGGACAATTTGTATGACGAACGATATGCGGCGGGTTATGATTATCTGTTGAAAAAGTATGCGTTAGATTGCTACAATTTGAGATTGAATCCGGAATCAAAGTATTACGGTACAAAGAGTGGTAAACCTGTTATTATTGTATGTACGACCCAATGGAATGATGCTTACGTGCGCTTCAACGAGGGTATTAAAAAAGTCGCAAAACGCCACGGGGCAATAGTTGCCGACATTGCGAATAATGTGGGATTCAGTTACAGGCAAATAGACCCCGAAAATCCAGACTCAATCCGTTGGAGCTCGTTACATTGTAATAATGCCGCTTATGGTGGTTCGGGCGATACGGAAACGGTTCCTATACATGGCGTAATGTATACGGGTATGGGTTGGCACCCAACGGAGAAGTGGGATGAATATATACAATTGAAAAGGGCGCAAATATTAGCGGACGCAATGAGATTTGCAACGTATAACAATAGCGATTTCGGGCAAATAATATAGATTTTTAAACAAACCTCATGTACCGCTATCTCTCCTACATATCCGACCTCGCTAACTGGGCCAAGTCCATCGCCATAGCCGCCGTTGTCACGGCGATGGACTTCGTGTCACCGATCGAGAACTTCTTGGTGGTGATATTATCTCTGGCCTTCATCGATACGTTCTGGGGGTTGGCTGCGGATCACGGGGATTTCAGAAAGAGCAAGTTCATCCGTAGCTGGGTGTACATGCTCGTCTATTTCCTGATCATCATTATCTCGTTCTGGATAGGAGTGATGATGGATATATCGGAGGATAACGCCAAGGCTTTCGTGTCTTGGATCACGTGGGCGATGATATGGTTTTACGGTACTAACGTCCTGAAGAACATGGGAAAGGTATTCCCGGATAACAAGGTGATAGCCTTCTTGTATTGGGTTGCCGCCGTAAAATTTATCAGCAAGGTCAATTTCTTGGATGAGTATAACAAGACAAAGAATAAAAAAGGCTCCCCAGATCCAAGAGGATAGGGGAGCCGGATAAATTTTCGCTTCCCGCCTCTCACAAGGAAGGATAGCAAGGTTAACAAAGCGTCACAAATATACGAATAAAATCAAATAACAATGGCAGAGAAAAAATTACCGAGGGGACTTCGGAACAACAACCCCGGGAATATCCGGAGCAACAGCGATCTATTTCAAGGCGAAATTAGACCGAGTAAGGATAATTCATTTAAGCAGTTTGAAACGATGGCATACGGATACCGGGCGGTGTTCCGAATCCTCTCTAACTACTATCGTAACTACAAACTTGACACGATCCGCAAGATGATCGGTCGTTGGGCTCCACCGGAGGACAACAATCATACGGAAGCCTATATCAAGGCGGTATCAGACTATTCCGGCATCCCGGTCGATGATCCTATCAATGTGAATGATCGTGAGCAAATGACCCGTATTGTCGCCGGGATGAGCAAGGTGGAGAATGGGAGAGAGGCCGATATGTCGGATGTTATCGCTGGATGGAACTTGCTATGAAACCTTGGCAAGTAATATTAATACTAGTGTGCTTGGTAGCCAGTTTCACGGCTGGCTACCATATCCGGGGTAATGTGGATGGCAAGCAAATACATAAGACCGACACGTTTACTTATGTTGACACGATACATGACAGCATCCCGTACCCGGTCTATGAGACATTAGTACAGATGATCCCGGAGCCGTTCCCTGTCTACATCACGTTGGACGGTGACACGGTACATGAGCCGGTGTATGTCCCGGTGCCGATAACCAGCAAGGAGTACAAGACGGATGATTACCGGCTGTCAATATCCGGCTATAAGCCTAATCTTGATTACATCGATGTCTATAGGAGGACTGAGTATATAACCAAGACGATAAATCCACGTAGATGGGGAATCGGTGCGATAGCTGGTTATGGGATCGGAAAGCATGGACTATCACCTTATGTAGGTATAGGAGGATTCTATAGGATCTGGTAATGAGTAATACCCATAGGGGCGGGTATTGAATAAAGCCCCTATTCCTCCGACTCTTCGACCTTCCGGAGGAAAGACATAACTAGCCATGTATGTTATTCGGGGCTTCCCTTATATAACATGCGTGGCGTTATTTTGTTAATGAAATCCGCAAAAAAATGAACAAGGTCGAGGAGTTTTACAAGCGAGTAATTTGTATCGCTGGTGAGGTATGCGGGGTTGATCCCGTAGACATGATGTCATTCAATCGTGAGGAGTGTGTTAATGCCCGTGGCATTCTCATCATAATACTTTTGGATAAGGGATACTCGGAAAAAGCAGTGGCGGACCTTACGGGGCTTACAAGAAGGGGGATAAATCGTATCAAGAACGATTTCCCTCACAGGGTAAGGAGCAATTGGATGATACATATGCTTGATCGGGAGATCAGGAACAAACTAGGAATGAATAAGGAATAAGCTAGGAACAAGATATTTCCCTTGGTATGGACTTCTCTGGATTTTTGTGGTGTCCGGGATAACCCGGATATGACCATAAAAAACTTCACATATGGAAGCAGAGAAAATCATTAAAGAGAAAGAGATCGTCCATGATGACGAGCACAAGGATTACGCTAGCAAGGGCGTGGGTAACGCCGGCTTGACATTGGGTATCATTGGCACTGCTCTTGGAGCTTGGGCCGTGTCACGTAACCGTGGCGGTTTGTTCGGCGGTGGCTATGGAGCTGGCATGCCGGAGAACGTTAACATCAACACGACCACGGGAGGTGGTGGCGGTTCCGGTGTAGGCGCTCCGACTGCGTTCATGGCTTGGGAAAAGGGCTGTGAGGAAGCATTGGCGTTGACTAATGCTATGTGGGGATTGAAAGTAAACACTCAAGAGCAGATGTACGCTCATCGCCAGACGGATATCGCCGAGAAATTCTCCTTGTGGAAATCGCAAGTGGACGCTGATTTCGGGTTGTATAAGTCTCAGGTGGACGCTGACTTTGGCTTGTACAAGAACCAAAGAGACCAATTCGATGTCTTGAAGGCTCAGATCGATGAGCTGAGATGTCAGGTGGCCGTAGGTTCGGCTATCCGTCCTTACCAAGACAAGTTGCTTCAATGCGAGATCGAGAAGGCGTTCACGGCCAGTGTCAACTACACCGATCGTAAAACCTGCCGTATGATCACGGGAGAACTGGTATTGCCAAATACCCCTACGGTGACAGGCTATCCTAGCTACAATCCATGCTCATGCCCGGCATCCACGCCGGCACCTACGGCTTAAAGTAAAGTTAGTGGCTTGTGCCCCCTCGGGGGCGCTTGCCGCTTTCCTTTTTTTAACCACTAACAAGATCATCATGCAGACAAATGTTTTTTTAGGAGGGAGCGACCCTGTATTGGGAAATACCCCTTACAATCCGAATATAAATGAGATAGAGGCAAATATACAACGCCTCCAGCAAGCGCAGCAACAGATGGAGATCCAGAAACAGCGCATGCTGAACCCTCCCACGCAGCAAGCCCAAGGGCGTAATCCCGTGTGGGATGAGATAGACAAGCTCGTTAGCGACATGTCGGATAGCGAGTTCGAAATGGTCAATAACAACCCGGAATACCAACAAGCTTACCAAAAGGTAATGTCCATCCTTAACCGGGAATACATGCGTATCATGCGTCCTTTGGTGGAAGAGAGCAAGGATGGAAAGGCAGCCTTGGAGGAATTGCTAGGGACGGCCAAGAAGATAAAGAAATCGGCCTCAGAGGAGGTCAACAAGAACATGGCGTTGTTCGCCGAGTATACGGCCAAATACGCCGATATGCCATACGCTGATTTCCTTAAATTGAAAAATAGCGGGAAAGGAGGCAAGAAATGACACGTGGGGAAGGTATGCTTATCGATCTAGTCGATAAGGTCAAGAGGCAAGGGGATGCTCTCAATATTCTGAGAGAGGAAGTGGAACGATTAAAGAAAGAGTCCTATGGAACTAAAGCAGCAAGCGCTAGAGCTAAAAAGCAGGTTAATTAACTCGGTGGAGATATGGGCGGAGGAAAGGGTAGACTCTTTCGTCTCCGGAAACACGGCCTTCAAACCCCTCGGTAAATATCTGAAAAGAGGCGTGCATAACATGATAGTCCAAAAGGACAAGGAGATCACGGAGAAGGTGGAGGGGTTTATGTTGTTCGTGGCCGACGAGAACGGCAATTACGACAAGGAAGAGCTATTCGATGACGCTATGAACGTGTTCAAGAGCATGAAGCCTTATAAGTTCGAGCAAGGATTTATCAAGGGAACGATCGGGGAAGGCTCCATCTTGATAGAGCTTCCGGATAACGGACTCATGAATTTTATCCTTGGTGACACTAACGCTATCCGTATAACGGAGGCGGATTTTTTAGAGTTGAAATCAATATTTACAGAATAAAATAAATGACAGGATATGAGATACAAAGAATTGATGAAGGACTATCACTCAAAGGGGATGGTGTCCGAGAAAAAGATGTGGGAGGCCATATGCGAGCTGGACGAGGCGATGGAATGTCTAAAGGAGAAAGATCCCGACACGTATGACGAGGCCATACGTGATATACATGAGGTTTTTTGTGGGCCTCATTATAATGAGTGCTTTGGCAAGATGGACGTGGCGGCAATGCACCATAAGGGCAAGTCGGGGGAGGATAAGGGTGAGCACTGGAATATCAATCAAATAGCTGCCGTCGCTAAAGGTATGAGCGTACCGGGTAACGCCAATATTTGGGACGTGTATGTCGCTCTTAACGCAAACTGGCATGACAAGGAGGTCAAGTTCACGGAATGGTTTGGCCCCGACGCGGAGAAGAAGATCATTGAGGATGCGATCTGCTTTTATTTCATGGACGATGACGCTCCTGAAGGCAAGGTGTGGAAATACATGGAAGCCATGGATGACTAAGGAAAAGAGACATAAGGCAAAGAAAATGGACGATTCTGTAAGACGGGAGATGGACCGCCTTATAGAATCGTTGTCGTTTGAGCCTATAAATTTCCATGAGGTCAAGGCTAGGATTAGGCACCTGATGAGCATAGAAGGGAAAAGAAAGTGACATTGCACTTTATCCTCTATGCCGACATCAGGGCTTGTCGTGCCTTATTGAGCGCATATTGATCGGCCTGCCCGTTAATCGCGTTCATCTGATCCGATGGAATACCTTGGATATTACCTCCTTGCTCAACCGCCTGTTTGTTGGATTGAATGGACTGAAGTATCTGGTCTGATCCGGGGTAATATGAGAGCGATAACATTTGCTCCGCGGAAATGGCTCCGGCCATCCATAATTCCTTCACCAAGTCGTTTAACATCATTCTCGCTACCGGAGATTCAGCGGATTCCTTGATGTTGACCTTGAAATCTATATCTTGGACAGTCTTAGGGTCATACTCATTATAAGTGGCATAACCCGCGGATCTCTCCATCGATATGTTCCTTGGGGATTGATAGTATTGATGGATCGTTTTCATCTTCTTGCGGGCGATCTCGGCCTCGAACGTAGAGAACTTGGTTAGCAACGTAGCGATGGATGTCGTGGAGTTCTGTGTTTCCATGGCATATCTGCTTGCCGCTGTTGATCCGGATGGGGTTTTCCCTTGCAAGGCTTCCGACACTGACGTTATATCGTTTATGAAACTCAATTGTAATTGCAATAGCTCCGTAGTACCTATATTGGTAGAATTGGAGGTTATGACCTCCGGTTTGTTTCCGCTCTTGGACGGCTCGTAAAAAATGAATGATCCGATCTCAACGAATTGCTCGGCGAACTCACGATTGGACATCCCGTCCGGAACGGAGTCTTTAGGGATCATCTTTACCCCCTTTACCGCTGATTGGATAGCCAAGTCGTTAAGCATGATCAGCCGGTTGATGTATCGTTGCTGATCTATGATAACGGATATGAAAGGAACTGTCCGTCCGTTTACCAAATAGTGTAGCTTGTAAATATAGGGATGCGACTTATACTCATAAGGCGTGTCATACTCGGTAAGTACACGCCCATCCGGTGATAGCATCTGGAAATGCCAATATTGATCTATTATATAGGTGTATTCAATCAATGGAATCTCCTCCGGGGGCAACCCCTGAGAAATTCCCATACGCATACGATCCTCGTTCTCTTTCTTGATAACAGGAAGATCGCTAAGCTCTATCCTGTATATAGGATCATCGGTATCCATGATATCCACGCAACGGTATCTAGGCTTGTTCTCCAGTGTCCAAACATGGTATGTCCGGCACAGGTCGGCGGCGGGAGGCGTGTCGAAAGACTCGTCCATGAAACGATCCGTCTGCTGGGTTCCCAGATTTTCCATACGGTTGAGCCAAGGGGAGTAAATCTCCTCCAATTGCCTGTAATCATACTCGGACTCCGCTAATACCGAGGCCAGCTCGCCTAATGTATAGTCACGGATCTCCCCGATCAAGGAATCATCCCAGTGCCTTGGATCATTGGCTTTCGACTCATAGAAGAAATAGGAAGGGTTGACCACGTAGGTGTAGCTGTCCTCTATATCGTCATGGCTAGACCATTCTTCCGTTACCACGGCGCATCCACCGCAAATAAACTCTATCATCTCAGAGGTGAGGACATCTTTCATAAGGTTGTTTTCCCAATTGGTCTGTAAAGCGTCCGTCATCATCTGCGACTTGGTATCCGCGTCTTTCTGACGGGCGAAACATACAGGCAGGGTAGCGGTCTTCGCGTATAATCCCGCCAGCGTGTTCACTATCTTGAAAAGATGGTTGTTCTGCAAGGCGACCCCTCCCGTACGCCTCGCTATCCTATCACGTTCCTTCATCCTTTCCCCGTCCTTGTCCACCACGATATCACCCCATTGGTCACCGAACACGTAACGGAAATTACGAAGACGGGTGGACCTAAAATCGCTAAGGTTTTCCCAAGCGTTTTGGCACCTAGATAGTAAAGGAATGTTGGTCTTGTCCGTGCCCGATATCTTGATACGCTGCTTGACGCTGTCAACAGTCGTGGGGCGCCGGGAAAACCGTGATTTAGGAATAAGTCGTTTCATGATTGGTCTTTTTAATCGCAAATAAATCGAATAAAAGGACTTGGTTTTGTCAGAATAACCAAAATAACAAAATAATCGTATCTAAAGCCCTATTTTTGCCAGAAAAGGATCACAAATGACATATAAGTTTGAGTATATAAAGGCGATAAATAAATGCGAGATGCTATCCAGCTTCGAGGGACGTGATCTCGTCGGGGATAGCGGGGATAGCCTATATCTAAAGGTGAAGATAACGGAGCAGGACAGGCCTCTTATAAAAACATATCTGGAACAGGCCGCGAGGGCTCTGGAGGAAGGCATGGCCAAGATCATAACCTCTTCCGCTTATTCGGAAGAAGGGTTCGTATGGGAGGTGAGGACGGAGGATACACGCTGGAACGTCAACAAGAAATTGGACGAGAACCTGTTGGACGCTCTTGTAGGTTATTCCATGATGGGTTGGCTTGCTGATCGTAGGCCTGATAGGATAGGGGTTTATAAATCTTTGTGGGAGGATATGTCCGTTATGTGCGTGAAGAACATATACAGAAAGAATCCTCCGCTATTAAAAGGGACATGATATGGATATAAATCTAGGTTGGACATATTTAAAACATGACATCGATCAGTGGACATGGCGACTGGGGGATATGAGAAAAGAGGATCCCGGCAAAAGATTCTCCTCTCAGTCCGATGATAACGAGGCCGATGATACTTTTATAAGACGCAAGATAGAGGAGGCGGTGGCGACCCTGAAGGTATCCTTATCAGGTCTTTTGGAGGACATGCCCGGCGATTCGGATGACTCATTGGATACTGATACCGGGAATTGGGTGTTGCGCATGAAGGATCGTCGTGGAGGATATGATGGTGAGTCGTTGGCGACCTTGGCTCATAAATATGTGGTGTGGTTCGTCCTTTGGAACTGGTGCCTGATTTACTTCGAGGAACTAGCCGGTAAATTCGAGGAGGAATTAAAGGGGATAGCGTCCAATATAGAGGAAGCCGCCTATTCAAGGAAAGCCCCGCGGAAGTGCAAGCGGAAGCCGTTTAAGGATATCGATGATGTTATTATTGATGATGTCATTATAGAGACAGGAGAGTGATATGAGAGAGAGGAAAATCATACAACCACGTGTCGATATGCGTGGATTTGAGTTGACGATAACGCTATTGAGGTGCGAGATCGAGTATGACGTGGATTTCGAGACGTGGAAGGTCGGGGATGTATCGGGGCTTACCGGGAAAGAAAGATCCGGGCTGGAGACCTCCGAGGAAACGGCGGATTGGATGTTTCGTCAAGTGAATGACGCTTTATCGGAGGCTACCGGCCATTTACGGGCGTTTTCCCCTTGGGTTCAAAGCCGTGCGGTAACTGACGAGGTAAGGGATGATAGGGAATGGATCATAAACTTGGTGATGGAGAGAGGATGGCGTGGAGATCCAAAGAGGTTGGCCGTTTATATCCATCGTTTCGTGGTTGATAGCGTATTGTTTTCTTGGTATAGGATGGTAGATCCATCTAGGGTACAGATATACGCCTCTCAAAAGGAGGATGATAGGAGAAATATCATAAACGAGGTAAGGGATACACAGGTAAAAGACGTTCACTTCATACTTTAGATTATGGCTAAGAAAGGATTTGAGGCGGGGCATGAGAAAATGGGGGGAAGAGAGAAGGGAACCCGGAATAAGAACACGGAGATAAAGAATTTCTTTCGTGATTTCATAATAGAATATCAAGATGAGTTCAAGAAATCTTTCTTGAGGCTAAAAGATAAGGATAAATGCGCTGTTTACTTGAAGGCTAGCGAGTTCGTGGTGCCAAAGGTTTCCTCTATAAAGTTCGAGGATGCTAAAAACACCAATTCCGCTATTGAGTTATTGAAAGTAACAGCCAGCTACAAGCAAAAAAAATGAAATGTACCCCGGTCTAGGCCGGGGATACTCTAGCGCATCTTCCAGTCCCTTCTCACCTCGAATCTTACTCTTGTCCCCGATAATGTGTCTAAATCAGATAGATTAGAGAAATAAACGAACCTATAGTACTTAAAAGCCCTTTGTCTAAGAGATTTAAGCCTAGACCAATTTTGCCTGTCCGCGCTTACGAATACAGCGATCTTGATGTTGGAGTTCTTATCGTTTCGTAACCCTAACGTCCTAAGATCAATAAGGGTTTTCAAAGAGAAAGGATCCCCTAATGTTAAGGCTCGTGTAATGGCTATCCCTTTTCTTGTATCTTCCGAGACATATCTCTCCAGTGAGTATAAGGCATTACCTATTTGTACCACTGAATTCGGGTAATCTTGCGCAATAGCCTTAGCCTCTTCTCCTACAAAAGTGGAGAATTCCCCGGTATCCAAGGAATACACGTAATGTTTCCGTGTTCCGTTTGGATAGATATGCAATAGGGAATTTGTATAATCATAAGCGATCTTGCAAGCTCTCAATGTCTCCATGAAAGTATCCGTGTCCGGGATGAACAGATCGCTAAAATCCGGGTTGACATCAAAGAATGTCTCATCGAGGTTTACTCCCTCCAATGACGAGGACAAAAGGCTTATATCGGAACCTTGCAATAATTTAAGCCCACGCTCGGTACTGAATACTATCGAGGAATCCAGTTGCGTGATGCTATCCGGATTATTGCAAATATCCCTGCTTATAGGTTGGATGGAGGAATACAATCCAACGTCCGATAATTGCAAGGCCCATATCCCATCGGAAGAGAAAGCGTATAAGGGGAACTGACCGAATTGTCCTTGGGACAGAGCTTTCGTGGTGGATCGGATACCTATTATCTCGCCGGTTCCCACCGTGTTTATTCCCGCTAACGGGAAATAAAACGGGTTGTTGACCTCGGACGTATATATCTTGTTAGGCATATTGACCGACTTGTCCGTTGATATTGGCGTATTATCGCTACCCGGTTTAAATATGATCGGGGCGTATGAGTCGAAATAGTAGGACCCGTTCAGCGTGTTATGCGGAGAGAGGGTAACGATCGCTTGGTATCCGTCCGAATTCCGTGTTATCACCATCTTGTATGCGTTAGCGTTGGGGTAATATAGGTAATGCAAATTGATACCAAGGTTATATGAGGAGGATGTTTGAACGACGATATCCTTTTCTCCTTCTCTTATGAAAACCTTTATGCTCAACGTGCTGCTACCGTCGTTGTACGCCACCATGGACTCCGGAGGATAACCATCAAATAGTATCCTTTTTATATTAGCTATATTTAACCGCTGGTTATAAGTATAGGAATAATCAGGTATTAGCCAATCTAAATTCTGGTATCCGTCCGCGTCAACAAGTTGCTCTCGATTTTGCAACGATTCCAGCACATTATCCTCTAAAGTGATAGAGCGTCTTTCACCTCCGTTATAACCGCACAAGTCCTCATACGCTATGCTTGCTACTTTGTAAAACAATGAATTATCCGGCACCTTATTATCCATGGCCTTTCCGGGTAAGACGAATTGATCGGTATAACCTGATCCCGGCAGGGCTATGGACAAGGCTTCCTCGAATGTATGCCTGTTGTAATATCCTCCACCTATAGAGTACACCCCGAAACCGTTATCGTCTGATATCTTTTGTGCCCCATTAATCTCCCCATAATAATCAAAGGTGTATATTGGCGGCGTTATGAATATATCAAGGCTTTTAACTATGTCCTTCCACCATTCCCTTTGATTCCCCATTCCGCTGACTTTGTAATTAATGGAGCATACCACTGAGGATATAATGAAGTTTACAATGATCTTTGCGTCAAAATCCTCTGTGTCCACATCAATAGTAAATGGAACGTGAGGAGTTACTCCGGACGATGGTATCATCAGTATTGGGGCTGATTGCATGTAAGACGTTCCGTCATATAGTCTATAAGCATAACGAATAAAGAACGGATATATAAACATGCCTCTATCCACGCTTCTCTCCCTGATAAATTTTGAGACATATCCCATCACGGAATTACTGATAGTTGATAGTTGATCTTCCGTAAAAGATCCCTCATAGGGAGGATCGACGGATATGGATAATTGGTCGGTTTTATCCAATGATCCTATCAATCCGAATGACAGGGTAGGGAAGGGGGGCTTTTCTCCTAATTCTTTATAAAACCCTCCGTCCCATAGCAAATATCTTATAGGGTTATCGCTTATTACAATCAAGGTGTTCCCTATGGACGCAATGGATTTGGGTATTTTATCATATTGGTTTGCCCCTATAAGATGGGTTGTTCCATCCGTATCCGCATAACGTAAAACATTCGTCTGGAAAAAGATATAGTGAAGGAAATCCTTTGTCCGATGCACGTACATAAGTATCGATCCTTCCGGAAGGGGTATGCCTAATTCTTTCGGAGGCTGTATATTCACCAACTCACCATTCTTGGGTATCAAATTTACACATTCTGATAATTCCCCCTCGTTTCCGATAGATGGAGAACGGTGTATCCCGTAGGATAATGAAATATCTTGCTGTTCCATTTTTTTGCGATAAAATTATATGATATAAGTAATAGGTTTTGACATATTGATCAAAACCTATTGCATTTAGGTGGCCTTGATGTGCCTGTTATGATATCTCTGAAATTAGGCAACTGCAAATAGAACGAGAATCTGCTTAACGGCCTCCATCGTTCAAGCAGTGATTGGTTGCACTCATTCCAGCCATCTTTTCCGAAGCGGATATCCAAGGCATTAGTTATCTTACGCATGATAGACTGGATGTATGGTACATTTGCCCTGTTTCCAAGGGAAGGGGTATAAATACATATTTTGTATATTCCTCCATTATTACAATCCCAGCTTCCCCTATAAAAAGTGATATGGGCTTTGTCTAGTATTGCTTCGTCTGACAAGCTTATAAATCCGTTGTAACATCCGACATACCTAGCTTCGAATACTTTTAACCCAGTGGACGAGCGAAGAAGCTTTTTTAATTCTCGCTCGTCCCGGACAATTTGGCTTATTCCCATGAATATATCATTTAATCTATGTCGGCCTTTTATTTTTTTTGATTGACTCATTAAGTATTTTTATCGCCAATAGCGGATCTTTATCCGTTAAGACGTTCCATACTTTTATTTCGGGCTTCACCCTAGAATAATGATGCAGCATTGTCTTGTTGGCTTTATTCAGTCTTCCGGTTCCATACATCCATAACATCCCGGGATATAACCGGAAGTTTTTCATTATCTTCTTGGCTTGTCTTAATCTCATGATTTCAATTTATTTATTATTAATAGAATGCTCTAATTCCGTAACCAATGACACGTTGCAGATGGCTCTTTGTCTCTGCCACTCAAGAAACTTCTTTTGTAATTCCTCGTTTTCCGATTCAGATATTAATCTGAGCAGTTCAGATTCTATTTTGCTAAGTTTTTCAACTTCGATTTGATGATTACTTTTACTCATGATTTCTTACTGTTTTGCTATCAATTTCAATCTATATCCTAAGTCTTTCGTTTTCTCATCCTTATCTATCATATGAGAGTACAATTCATCCATTATGATATAAAATATCACTTTGGGTAAAGGCTTTTGAAGGTAATTTGCGAAGTCTTCAAACAATAAATGTTTTGGGGTTACTTCTTCTATTTCTTCAAAACATTCATGCAATGGCTTAAATGATAAGCCATGTTTTTGGGGATTTGTCAACAGTTCCTTGTAGGCGTTGACTGTTTCTGGTGATAATGCCATTTCGTACTTTATATTATTAGCTGTTAGCTATTTGAAATTCAATAAGTTTTTTGTCTCCGTCTTTCATGCCATTAAAAACATGTGAAAAATCTTCCGAAATAATGTCCGATGCCGCCTTCTCTGTTGTGGCTACAATCTTTACGCCCGTAGCTACGTTTGATATAATAAAGCCGTTTTTAGCCTTTTCTACTGTAATTTCTGTTTTCATACTCATTTATTTTTTAGTTATTAAAGTTGCTGTAATAAGTACTTTCTTACATCTCCATCCATATTTTCGAGCTTCTACCCAATATTCATACCTAAAGAAAGCATTAATACTATCTTTCTTGCAATATCTTAAAGTAAGATAATTAGGTCTGCCTTGAGGGTCAAAAAGCATCCACATTTTTTGAGGTTTCATGGCTCAACTATTCTTAATGTTGTACTAACTCTAACTCTGATTCAAAAAATTCCTCGAAATACATTTTCCCGTTAGGATAATGGAGCATAACACAATAAAGGTTTTCTTCACGTGCCCCATCTTTAGTTTTAACTAAAGCCTTTTCTTCCACGACTTCAGCGATAACACCGACTTCCGACTTATGTCTTTCGTTCGTACACCACACATGTTGTTTTATTTTATATTTTGTTTCCATATTTATTTGTTCTTAGATTGAATTCTTTGTATGCATTGACAACCTAAGTTGATAATACCATAAATTCGTTATTTTTAAATTTTTAAACATTGCCATATTCTCGCAAAGCTTGTTCAACCAAGCTTATCTCTTCAGGAGGTACTCTTTTTCTGTCAGGATACTTTAACCTTCCAATAGCTCTAAATCTCGGGCCACGTATAGTGGTGTACGCTTCATAAAGCAATCCATCTTCTATTTTATAGTATGCGTGATTGTGACTTTTGTATATCATGTTTCGCTTGTTTTTAGTTTTACGCTAATTCATAAATTCTAATTCACAAAACAATCCACATTCCGGCATTATCTCAGTAGGGAAATCGCCACGGTCAGGTGAAAGCTCGTCGAGAAATAAAGCCTTTGTTTCATTACCGATTCTTTCTTTCAGGCAAGAATACCCGACAACACGTTCCAATTTTGCCATACGTTCAAAATCTTCCGGGAAATCAATACGAATCTTATTCCAGTAACCCATTCCGCCACGGATGCAACCGATGCAGTTGTTATTGTGATATCCCATCTTATACATTCGAGGTAGTTTTATTCCTTCTTTTGCAAGTAAGCAGGCACAATTAACCTTTGATAGTTGATTGTCGATTAATGGGAACAATGGCTTCATGTTCGGGTATTGCTCAATCATTCGTTGTGCCCGATTGGTTTCCGATATATCAAATCCCCATACTTGACCATCCCAAGATTTCAAGTCATCTTCGATTTGGTATCGAAGCCGTTTTTTTAGTTCGAAGGTACACGGATAGTAATTGTGCTTACTGATTAGCCCTTTCTTTTCAATCACATCGAAATGGTTGGTATATTCCTTGCTCCGGACAATGTTGATTTTTTGCCCAAACCATTGCTCACAATCATGAAGGAAGCGTAGACTATCTTCTTCCTGTGAGCCAGTGTCTGTATAGTATAGGACTACATCTTTGTACGTCTGTAAAGCTATTTTACAAGCGACAGCCGATGTTATACCACAACTGAACCATGCTATTATCATTTGACTTATTTCTTATTAATTATGAGCCTTCACAAGGAGGCTCGGTTAATACTATTCCTCTAATCACCATTCTCTTTCATCCGTCGCAATACATCCTTGTTGGATTCAAGAATTTGATCAAAGGTCGGCATTGGCCTCCATGCGATAACACCTTTTGATGCGTTTTTAGGGATAGCTTGCTCTTCATTGAGACTCATCTCATACCATTTTCCGTCAATGAAGACCATTTCCGACACAATGATGGTGCCTAAACCATCAACATCTTGAGCCACGAGATAACTGTAATCGCAATCTTCGGGCAATCGCTCTTCCACGCTTACCCACGGAGATTGCTTTGCCTGCCATTTGGCACCTCTCTTGAATCCTTTAATATAATGAGGTTGTAAATCCTCGTTATAGTAATAATCTTCAAATAACGCAGCCTCAAGAGCCGCTTCTTCTACTGTCTGCCCCGTATCAATCTTGCTCATTATCTTTTCCTCTTTTTATAACTTCAATATCTTCAATCTGTATATACGCTATAACATAGCAATATTCATCATTTTCATTATCTTCCACTAAGATATTAAATCGACCCCCTGACAAATCATATATCGGCATAAATACATCTTCGATATATGCCTCAATATACTCGCCTTTGTTGTTTACCCGAACAAAATCCCCCTTTTTGAATGGCAGAGAATTTATGTATTCAAGTTTTAGTTCCTCTATCTGATTATTCAGATCTTTGAATCGTTGTTGGTATTCTTGTTTTGTCATAACTTTTATATATTTCCCATATCAATATCTCTTTCCATGTTTATTCTCCCTTAATTCGTTGTATCTTTGTTTCTGCTCGATGTGCCATAAGAGATCTACATACAGTAAGTCCGCATTAAGAAATATAACTACGATAGAGGCCTTGATAACTTCGGCTATATCTCTATCCTCGGTTAGGATAGATGTCAAAAAGAACATCCTCTCAGTAAAAGACATTTCCTTTAAAGCATCATCCCAATCTTTATATTCCGGTTCTTCCATAAAATCGTAGATATCCTCGAGGCTGATATCTAACGATCCAGCTAGGTCTAGCAAGCGGATAACCGCATCGGCCATTTCATCAGATACCGTATCCTTGACATATTTCTCAAATGCGCATTCAAAACGTTTGTTTTCATCAACTAAAGCGGAATAACGGTTGAACTCACGCTCAAAAGTCGATATGCCTTTGAAATATTTACCCTTTCTGTCCGCTTCCACTGCTTCCATCAGCTCACTGATGACAAGGCAAAGGGAATGTCCGTCACTTAACTTGGTGTCATGAAAACCGTGCTCGCATGCGCATTTGTAGGCACGATCACGGAGTGCGTTGAAATCAATTTTGCTCATATTTATTTATCTTTTTGAATTTCATATTCCTCCTTGGAAATCTGTCTGTAATAGTCAATGACCGCATTTTTCACCCATTCACCTCCATTGACTTTCTTCCCTCTGAACTTTATCTCACGCATTATTTGATCCTCCTTTCTCTAATATATCCTCACAAGCTCTACTATCGCACCTTACAGGCTTTTGGTGGAAGGCGCACCAAGCTTCCCCGTTTGCGTCTTCATCCTCGATAAGTTTGCAGTCTCCGCATTTAACCGATAGGTATTTATTGTCAAGGTATCCTTCTCTTATGAGCCATTCAATCATATTCACGACAGCATCTAAGACATTTTCTCTCATAACCTCGTGCTTGCAGTCGTATCCCAGTTCTGTGTATTGGATGAACCAATACTCTTGATCTTTTGTGATTTCCAAACTTAAACAGGGTCGGTTGCGTTGTGAAATCGTGGCGGGAAGCATTTCTATCAGCTTGGATAGAGACCAAGCCGGGAATGCCATATCTTGACTCACGTGCCCTTCAATCCGTCTATATTCAAATGCGACCGGCAATTCGAACTCGTCCAAATACATGTCCGCCGATTCCGGTCTCATCCCGGCCTCTAATAGCCGGGATGATTGTGATTTATTTGTGCAAATCTGATTCATATTATAATTCGTTGTTAAAATATTCTTTACATTTAAAACCTTTTCTCGGGGTGAAATCTTTAAACTCACAGCTCATGTAAAGTTCCTTCCGGTCTGCCCAATGAGCCATATCTTTCTGCCATTGAGGAATGACTTGATTGGGATTATTCAGATCCCTATATGGCTGGCAATGTGGTACAAACCTCCTACTTACGCCTTTCCAGTGATTTACCCGATGAAATGACTCCTTAAAATCCATAAGTATGCAATAAAGGAAATACTCGCCTTTAAATCCATGCTTGTCAATCAACCTAGCCGCCCTCTCGACCTCGGCTATCTGCCCGGGCGTGTCACATCCAAATCGTATCCGCTTTATCCATTTAACCCGTGCGAGAAGTCTGGCGATATCATCCGTTATCAGCCTAGCGTCCAAACCCTGATTAAAGTCAATCCTTAGTCCCATGGATACGATCTTCTCGATCTGCCGTAACCCATATTCGGATGCTAGAATATTGTTATCCATTAAGATCACGTGCCTCCGATCTCCGGCCACTTCCTCTATATCCATATACGGCGTTATGTTCCCTTCTTTGGCCGGAACGACACACCATTTGCATTTATTGGGGCATCCACGGGTCAAGAAACCGTATGCCTCTTTCTCTATGCCGTATATGCTATAATCAGGATACGTACGATCTATATCGTCAGGAAGGTTCCTCGTTATGTCATAACCGGTTCCTCCCTTCTCCACTTGATCGCAATTAGTCATATATTGCCGGTAATCCGGAGTGAATCCGAAGACCTTGGCCATATAGACCTTATCGTAATGATCGAAAGGGTTGTACCAATCCACGGTGTCGTTTCTAGCCTTGTGGTATGAGCTTATTTTCATCAAGGCTAGATTGGGATATGAGCTGTCAACGGCCAATAATCCTATATTATCCATATCTTTCCCTCAATTTATCAATGTAAGATAAGTACCATTCACGAGTTTTCTCCTTGTCATCCCCTACGTATAATAAACCAAAAGGATCGTACTCTATAAACTCATCGGTCTTGCAGAAAGGGCAGGGGACATCCCCGCCTATGGTCAATCCTCCAACCTCGCTATCATATGAGTCAAGATCCCATAGATAGCCGTCACAGCATCTTGCGTCTGGATAAGATGCACCGAAAAAGGGAAACTCGGGACATTTTTTTATTTTCTCTTCCATATTTACCCCTCCTTCTTGTTGATCGCCTCATGAAGCGAATTATACACCCGGGCGAATATCTTTCTTTGATCTTCATCCGTAATATAACTTACGAATTTGTGCATGACCATCTTCTTCTTGCTATCCCAGATTATCCGTGCCTTATCCACGCCGTTAACAAACAAGATATGCGGATATTTACCCCATTGTATCAATATGCCATTATCGATAAGATCTGTGATCTCCTTTGGCATTAGCTCTTTATTACGGGCCATGCCTATGAGCTTACCTTCCTCTCGCTCTATGGCCGACTTGGTTTTGTCTATCTCCTTTTGGAGATTGGATATAGCGTTGTTCTGCCTGTCCCATCTTCGCATGGTGGCCGGGCCGTTCCTCTTATCGTTAAGAGGTTGCCCGTTAGCGGAGGCCACGTCCTCGAAGTGCTCGTTGATCTTCTTGTTGAATTTATCCTCTTTCTTTTTAAGAGAGGATTTTAATATATCTAGTCTGCTCATCTCATCCCTCCTGAATAATTACACATTCTATCTCTTCATCCCATCTTACGTCCACCGGATCGTACTCATATTGATCGTCTGACGTGCGGATCATGACCTCCGCTTCCGGGTCTTGCTCTTGGAGCAATGTTATAAGTTCTTTATTTCTCATGATTGTCTATTTTCTTCAATTCAGCTATGAGAGCGTCGGCAAAAACTACGGCATATTCTGCTTGTGTTTTAAAATCTCCCTCATAGATTTCTCTACTTGAATTACTAAGAAACGCTGCCATCATTTCTTTTGCAATCTCATATCTGCGTTGTTCCCAATCAACGGCTTTATCCTCCGTCTTATCTATAACCTCTAGATCCTCTAGAGCGTTGAGTTCCTGTATGAGATCAAGCCCCTAGGAATCCACATAGCGCACCCAATCCTTTTCAGGACAGGCTTCGGAAGATTTGAAGGCGATAACATCAACAATCTCCCCTGTTTTTCTTATTTTCGCTTTCATGTCAATTTGGATTAAATAGTTAATTACCCGGCTTTCTCAAAAGCCTTATTGAACACCCTCGGATCAAGTATAGCGTTCGTTATCGCAGTGAACGCCTTAACGATCCCGGGCTGCTCATTTAAGTTTATTCTCACGTCCTTTCCTGTGACCTCGCTTGATAACCGGTCGCTCAGGTACTCCACCTTGTCCAATGCCAGATAGGATAGGGGATTGTAGGCCAGCGGGACTATCTTACGCATCCTGTCTCCGAAATCGCTTATCGTGATCCTTGACATCTGAGCCAGCATGTTTATCGTTGATGACAGCGAGGCTATCCGGTTCGTCATGCCCGATACCCCGTGATCCAGCAATATCTGGCTGATCGTGTAGTAATACCGGTCTATATGAGGCTGCACGTCCTCCTCCATGCTTTGCGTTATCTCGGCTAACGCCTCCTTGTTGGCCTTGGCTATCCGGAAGATGTTGGTGTTATAAGCGTCTATCTCCCTCTCGATAGCGTTGGCCGTCCGTTTGGCGTTATGCCTGTAGTGCTCGCTATTCCTTATGGCCTCCATGAGCGATACGGTGTAGTTATACACTTGGTCGTTCACGAAAAGTACCATGTAGGTTAGCGAGGTGACAAGGCCGTTCGTGTCCTTGTCTATCTCATCCCAATCGTTGTATTGTTTCATATCTCTCTCGTTTTAGCAAAAACTACGCTTTCATGGTCCGGCCTCAGATGGGCCATGCAAGCGGATGAGTATTCGCAAAACCTCGCTCCCTCGTCCCGGAAGGCACAGCCCTTGCAAATTGTCGCCTTTGTATTGGTGCAGGGGACGAATCTCATCACTTGCACGTTTATTTCCCCGACTTTTACCGTGAACCCGGTAGGGGTGTTTCTCAATCTCTCTGTTATTTCCATGTTATCTTCTCCTGCTTTCTCCGTTTAGGATTATCACGTTAAAACTCTTGAACCTGTCCACCAGCCTAGTTCCGAACCGATTCTTGAAATCCGTGACGGATAGATTGGAAGTGATATGATACTTCTTCTGATGGGACTGGTATATCTCATATCTTGCGTATAGGAACTCGTCTATTACGCTGTTAAGGCTGGTACCATAGCTTTTTTGGTTCTCCGTCTCAAGACCAATATCGTTAAGGCAGATATCGAACGGGTTCCCTTCCATGCTTCCTTTCCCGGCTTCCTCGTTGTACGTGAACCTATCTATGTGACCATGGATCTTGTAATAGTTCATCATCTGGGTCACGGAGAGGTTCACGAAGCGTTTAGGGTTATCCGTCAATTTCAGGTAATCGGCGAATATCTGCATCATGAGCGTTTTGCCCGTTCCCGGATCTCCCACGATAAGGAGATTCTTGTGCAGCTTATAGTCTTCCTCCGGGAATACGGACTCGGCCAACGGGCAATCGTTGAAATAATACAACAGGAATCTCAAAACCTTGTCATTCCCCCTGTCTGTCTCGAATTGCCGCCTCTCGATCCCTAGGTAATTACAACCTAGCGCCTTTATCATCCGGGCGTGGCTGATGTACTCCGTATCGTCCGAGAGATCGTACCTAGAAACGTTCTGTATAGTCCTTGCGTGCTTCTTCACTAGGTTGAACACCTGTTTTTGCTGGAGCCTCTCTTTTTCCGTAGGCCCCCGCATGGCTTGTATAGCCTCCGAAAGTTTCTTTTCTTGTTCCTCCATTATGTTTTTTATTATAAGCCCTTAGTCCTGTCCCTTGCCACCAATAGGTGAATCGTCTCTTCACGTCATCTATCGTTTTTAGCGTATCGCCTTCCCCGGTGGATACCATCCAAGCTAGGAAGTTATCCAGCTCGCCGGGAATGAGGTCATTGAAAGCGACGCTCAATCCCGATATCTGGCAAGCGTATCTGCGCCATTCCTCGTCCCCTAATAACTCATCCTTAAAATTCTTAAAAAGCTCCTCGCGCGTATTAAGACTCTCTCTCAAGGTATTTTCTTTATTATTATTTGGGCTGACACTGGGTTTTAAAATTTGTGAAAATCCACCGTTTTCGCCAGTGTGGGTTTCTTGGTGGGTTTTTAGTCGGGTTAATAACGCTTGTAATTCGCTTATATCGATATCGTTAAGTGGGTTTCTTGGTGGGTTTGACTGTGGGTTTTCTATGTAATTATATCTGTCGAAATTAAGCAATGTAATTACATTCATACCCTGTGTGCATTCCGTTTGTATCATTCCCATCTTCTTGAATCTTGCAAGCGTAGCCTTGACCCAAGTCTCAGACCTTCCCCATTTCTTGGCTAGGAATCTGTTGGATGCAGGATATTGTCCGCGTCCCCAAGTAATCTCACGACCTCCGATGCGAGACGTTGTCTCAGAAGCCTCAAATCGTGCGGACTGTATTAAGTCCAACCACGCTTCGCTTTCATTGTAAGCACGGGCGGCCTGCCATATATCATTCGTGAAAAACTTTCGAGAGAGCATTATGTATCCTTTATCCATATCATTCTTTTTCTATGTCTCTTTCTTTTTTTATCTTATAAGAAACTGCTGTTAACTCAGATATTGTTTCAATAAAAGATAGCACGTCAGAATAAGGCACTCCTTTTGATATAATATTTAATGCCTTGTTGTTCGTTAATGCCTTTAGTTCATGTACGTACGAGTGGCAATCTTCACACAAGGTTATTAGATGTTTATCATCATATTCCCAAATTTTGTGATTTGATAGGTATTCTATATGATGCACATGAAGTGTCTTTTGTGAATTCCCGCAAAGCTTACATGTAAACTCATCTTTTTGAAAGATCTCTAGCCTTCTTTTTTGCCATCTAGGATCTTTGATTTGTTCTTTGTAATCCATTTTATCTTGGTTTATAATTAGACTATACAATATACTCCCCGGCCTAGACCGGGGCTTTTAAAATCTTAATACGTGAGTAGGGTAGGGCTATTTGATAGTCCTCTTGATCTCGTCCATCAACCTCTCTGTTATCCTCTTGTCGTGCCACTCGTGCCATTCGGTGAATAGCCCCTTGGCGGCGATGAAGAAGAAGCACGAGTTCTTTAGCTCCGTCTCTTGCGAGGACGTGATGCGAGACCATCTGAGCTGTTCTTTCACGTGCTCCAATTCCTTGGAAAGCTGGTCGTTCTCCTTGGATAGGCGGTTGATCTTGATAGTTTGTTGACGTGCTGTTGGAGTGCTCATAACGCACCTCCTTCCATCCCGGCTAAAATGAATGCGGACATCAATAAGATTAGTACCTTGACATAGCCGATAACGTCGTTCTTGTTATCGCACTCGAGCAAGCCGAATGACATGAAGGTTAATAGCTTGGCGATGGATCGCCATGATAGGAAGCTCGTTTCGTGAGCGGACGTGGTTGTGCAATTACTGTTGTTCGTTACACTCGCAGATTTCATAGGACTTGGCATGTTAATGAAATTTGAGTATATAAAAAAGGCTATCGCCCCACGAACCGCCAAGTCCAAGTTAAAACACAAGTGTCGTAACCCATGTGGATTGATAGCCTTTATATCTTTGTAGATATAACACGCCATGTCTAGCCATAAAAATAGCTACGACAAACTTGTTTCCTAAAAAACTTGAACTGGCGGGTTCACTGCAAAGATACAACTCAAATTCAAAACGCCAAACAAAAGATCGAAAAATTTCAATCCCCTGTGCTTCCGTAACCGCCAGTACCCCTATCAGAATCGCTCAGTCTGTCAACCTCGACGAACTCAATCCTTGGATAAGGGATTATAATGAGTTGGCCGATACGGTCTCCTACATCATATATGTAAGGATCGTACGATACGACCGTTTGCTTGAACTTTAGCTTGATCTCACCCCTGTATCCGCTATCTATAACTCCGACGGAGTTTGTTAGGTACAACTCCTTTTTGTGATTGCTGGATCTCGGGAACACTAGGCCGACGTAGCCATCAGGTATCTCTATGGCTATGCCTGTGCCGTAAACATAATTCCCGAAATTGTCTTTTTCCAATGATACGGCGGTGAGATCCATCCCAGCGTCAGTGGCATGCGAATAAAAAGGTATGCTAGCCTCTTCTGTAAGTCTCTTGATCTTTACTTTCATTGCTATTTATTGTTTAGAGCCACGGGATATATCCCGGCGGCGTGTTGTCCTTGTCCTTGAATCTTTTTAGATGCTCTTCCACGTTCAAGCCCTCCCTTACGAGGATGATCGTGTTCTTGTCAACCCTTACGGGTATCCTCTTGAATTGAGGCTCCGGAAGTATATCCCCGTTTGCCTTAGTGTTCGCTTTGATCGTTCTCATATAAGTTATCGTTGTTTGTAGTTGTCACAATACCGTAGGGAGTTAGCTACCCTCCCGGTGTTCAATATCTCGCACCATACGGCCAGACCCTTGTGAGGCTTGCCGTGCACGCAATCGGCGCATCTGATACGCTCGGGCTGCTTAGTAGGTTTCTTAGCCATTCAGGTAGTCTTTTATAAGCGCTATGAAATCGTCCAGCGATCGGCATATCTCATATCTGTACCCTTGAGCCTCTACCGCCTTCTGGAATGCCTTCTGGCTGTCCTGTTGCCGGCCTTTTCTTGTCTTCATTTCCACGTACAGACCGTGATGGACGTTATTCGGGACTGACAGGAACAGATCGGCTACCCCGGCCAATGACCCTTCCGCTTTCAGTATAGCCCCGGTTACCGTGTCCCTCCGTCCTCCGTTCGGGACGCTAAAGAAGCATCCGGCGTATCTCGGGTATTGGAGACGGAAGTATCTGACGCAAGCTTGCTGGGTCTGTGATTCGATATTCCTCATTTGTACTTGTCGTCTATCAAGATTAATACAATAAAAATTATCGCTAGGATAGCGAATATGAACGTTATTACCCCGAAGGATAATAACAGGCTTTGAAAAATGTCATTCATAATCGTAATTGTCAAAATCGTCCGGATCGTAATCCGGAATGTCGTTACCGAAATCCATGATTGTTATTTGTTGTTGGTGGACGGTGCCGGGATCGAACCGGCCTCTTTACGTCATGCGCACTCCGTAACGTTTCATCCCGGAATACTTACCGCCCGAAATCCCCGCATATCCTCACGGACGGCGGGGATAAAAACTAAATCTAATACCATGAAAAACACACTCTAATATTAATTATCTGTTTTGCCCTTTGGTACGCTATCAGCGTCAAACGGGAAGATGTCCATAATAAGGGTCTCGCTTACCATTGCCAAGGTATAATCCGCCAAGGTCCCTTTCATATTCTCCTCGAAGCATGAGATCGCTTCCTTTAGGCCGCTCGCCTGTACTATGAATCTGGCCGCTGTTTTCTTCTCTATGCCGCTCTTCTCATCAAGCGTGATAAAATAGACCTTAATATCGTAGAATCTATCACCGTTATCGTTAAAGAACAGTTCCGATATCTTTTTACGGGTTATATCGGCGATAGTGAACTCTCCGGTAATGTACGGTCTTAATTCCTCTATCGTGCGTGCTTCCGCCTCCGTATAGGATAGAGCGTCCACTAAATAAGGTTCTACCACTCTTTTTTGCATGCCGTTCTCCAGCATCTTTTCATATGATACCTTGCAAATAAACCAGTTTCTCATAACTTGTTAATAATTAATGTTGTACTTCTTTCTTTCGTATTGTGGGATATACCCCTTACAAGGGGTTCTCCCTTCAAATAGGGCCGTAGCCCTTGTTTCTCCGCCTGTCTTAGACGAGGCCGTCCAATGCTTTTGTCGTTGATGACAGAGGCAATGTCTTTTAGAGCAAGCCTCATTGAGGCAGTATTTAAGATCTCTCATTATCGTATCTCTTATAGGTTTCCAGCTTCTTGACCTCCTTTTTAAGGAGTCTGGCCGCATCCATGTATTTGACGCTGCCATAAGGAGCGGTAATAATAATGTTCGCATGCCTCACGATCTTTTCTATTAAGTAATTTGGAGGCCTGTCACTTTTTCTCATGATTAGAAATTTGAGAGGTTTCTCATGAAATCGTATTCGGATATGTCCCGTAGGAATACCGAGAAAAGCACGTCCTTGACACGTTCGTAGAGATCCATGAACTCGGCCTCGTCCATCTTGTCGAAGGCTATCGACTTCGGGATCTCTATCCATTCCTTTCGGGATATGCTGTAGGCCGTATCGCAATGCCCGGCGGCTATCTCGACGGTCTTCCGGAAACACTCCACGCTCTCCTTGAAATGCGCCGTGGTCCTCTCGTTCTGGTAAGACCAAGCGCAATTTATCAAGGCGAAATACTTCCTATGGAAATCTATGTTTCGTGCAAGCGTTATCTTGGCCTTGTAGACCTTGCCTAGCTTGAGCTTTTTCTTCTCGTCATAGTCGGAATCATAGCATGGCATCAATCCGCCGGCGGTGTTGAGCAGGTATAGTTCCATGATTAAAAGGGGAGATCCGAATCATCGACCGATGGGGCGTTGTTGATATCCTCCGGCGAGGGGATGTTGCTCTTGAACGTGGATTCCATCAAGTCACCTATACCATAATATACGCCTTCCTTGCGCTCCTCTTTCCTCGGCGCGCAAGACACGTAATGCGTATAGGTGCGGTTGTCGAACGTGACAGGCTCTTTTTTCTCCCCGATCGAGATATTGAGGAAGATCTTCTCCCCCTTGGCCGTCATTACTTTTTTCATCAACTCCTTCGGTATGTCGCTCAAGCAGATTGAGCCGTATAAATTTGCCATAATGTTATGATTTGAAATTTTAGATTTATAAGCGGGGCGGTCGGTTATTCGCTACGGCGGGGATAACCGCCGTCCCGTAGCCACGGCACGCGTGGATTATTTTTTGTTGAATGTTATAGAGTATGACATCTTGGCCATCCTTATCGCCGGATGGATCGTGTATATCTCCCCGGTCTCGTCATCAACGACCGTGGTATTGTCCGGCACCGTCTTCAGGAACGCCTCCCGTTCTTTTATCTTGGCATCGAGAATCGTCCTTTCCTCGATCAACCTAGCGTAGACCGGGTCATTGCAATTGGAGTGGTCGTAGGATACGCCTACCTCCTTCATCTTGACCGTGGCCCCGTTCCAAGAGCGCTCCTTCCCGTATTTCTCGATCTCGGAAAGGACAGCGTCCTTCATCCGGTCATCGTCCAGCGTCCTCTTGATGGTCTCTTGCATCGCCTTTAACTTGACGACGTGTGATACGGGGTCTACCTCCCCTTCCAGTACCGGGTTCAAAAGGTCTATGGATAAGGCCTCGATCTCGCTTCTCGTTAGCGGGGTCTTGCCGCTTAGCTCTAGTTCTTTGCTCATGACAGGTTGTTGTTTATTTTATAGTTGTTGTATATCTCGATAATGGATTCCATCTCAACCTTTCCGACGATGTAAGCCTTGTTTATAAGGCTCTCCACGGAGAAGGGCTGGTTGGATTCCTTGGCCTTCTTCTCGTTCTTGTATATCCACTCCGATATGGATTTCATGGCACTCTCGTTGTTTATATGATCTCTCGTAAGCTCTTTCTTCTGGTTTGAGCTTGCCGTTTTTCTAGGCTGCTCCTTTTGGGCGGTATTACCGCTAGCTATGTTAGCGTCCTCGTCATCGTCGGCCACGATGCCAAGGATGGCGCAAAAGGCGTATCTCTTGGCGTACGTGATGGCCGATCCTATGGATTGAGCGTCCGCCGTATTGGATGGCATCCTTACCTTGGACGATATCCATTGGCCGGAAGAATGAAGCAGTATGGTCCGGATAGAGTAATCATCCTCTATTAGCTGACATACAGAAAGCTCGTTGTCGGCTAATGGTTGTTTCGCCGCCCTTTTGCATTCGGATAGGTCAGCGTACTTAAACTTGTACTCTCCTCCCGTTTTAGTCCTTACCTTGACCTCTGAATTGAGGCTTGGTTGCTCTAGCGACCCTTGAAACTTGGCCAACGCTATAGCTAATTTGTCAATCTCTTCTGATTTGTCCATGTTGTCTTGTATTTAAATTCGTCAGCCTCCGGGAGTCGAACCCGGACTAAGACCATCAGCCGCCCTTACCATCACTACCGTGTCCCTTTCCACCGGGCCAATGATAGCGTCATGGCCTACCACTTGTCTAGGCTATCGGTTGCCGGTCTGGGTAGGGGATACACCTTGTAAAGGAAAAGGGTTACCAATTGTACGAGTCAAGCAGGAATCTAAGCTCCTCCATGTTCTCCTCGTATTCCTCGTTGTCTTCCTCCCCGTCGTACTCCGGTTCGCCGTCGGGGTCTTTGATGTAGATGTCTCTCATGCGCTCCTTCGATAAGCAAGGCCTTGTGGCTATTATACTTCTTTAAATACGCCTCCTTTTAATTTGTAATATGTATCCTCCTTTATCTTCTCCCCGTCAACAAATTCCGTTTTTACGCAAATGGGGATATATCTTTTCTTTTCATCAGAATAAGACCATTCGGATAATGTTATCCATGATCCTTTTGAGGCTTTTGCTACTGAGTTAATACCTGCGCACATGATGACACAGTCTTCGCCAGTGCTGTCAATCTTGGCACCGTTGCCAGACGAACCAATCTTGGCATCGTAGCCAGACGAACCAATCTTGGCATAGTTGCCAGACGAACCAATCTGGGCATAGTTGCCAGACGAACCAATCTTGGCATCGTAGCCAGACGAACCAATCTTGGCATAGTTGCCAGACGAACCAATCTGGGCATAGTTGCCAGACGAACCAATCTTGGCATAGTCGCCAGACGAACCAATCTTGGCATAGTCGCCAGACGAACCAATCTTGGCATCGTAGCCAGACGAACCAATCTGGGCATCGTAGCCAGACGAACCAATCTTGGCATCGTAGCCAGACGAACCAATCTTGGCATAGTCGCCAGACGAACCAATCTTGGCATAGTCGCCAGACGAACCAATCTGGGCATAGTTGCCAGACGAATTATCCTTTATGCTCGTTTTTATTTTTTCAGGTGATGTGATCTCTTTTAGCCATTCGACTCCAAGATTGATCATGTCAGCCAATTTTAATTCTGCTTTTATTTTTATTTTCGAGGAGCAAATCTTTGTCCCTCTATCCTCCTTGGATATATTCCCGTCTTGTTCTACTTCGCAGAACCTAGATCCTATCATGGAATAATGATCAAAAACTTCAAATGGGCTTTCGCAAGCGTGAAAACCTCTGCTACACACCCTGATCTCTCCATCCATCTCATATTCCTTACCGATTTCATATTGAAAATCCCGACATTTTAAATTTTTGTCAAATCCCTTGTAAGATTTTATAGCAGCCATTTTATTTATCGTTTATTAGTTTAATGATATCTTTTCTTATCTCTATCAATTCTTCCTTGCTAAGAGAATTTAGCTCGTCTAGGATATCGTCCTTCTTGGATCGGTTAGGCCTTGAAGGGGCTTGCACCACGTATATCACCCCGAAATCATTTTTCTGACTCATAAGTCATTATAACTATTTGGTGTACCACAATAAAGATTGATATGATTGCTAGGATCAAGAGGTGAATATTGAGAGGTTTTTCGTACCACTCAAATATTGACACTATTGATATCAGCCCTAGTACGGTAGCGGCGATCATCCTTAACGAGAAGATGATAATGCTCTTTATGGCCCGGAATATCTTCCAGAACCATGCTTGGTTTCTATTTATCATATGTTGTTGATTTAAATTTCTTGATGTGAAAAGGCCTCATATCCTCATGGACGGAGACATGCGTTGCAAATTGTGACTGATTTTCTGTTGATTGAATAAGCACCCCTAGGGGTGAAACGTGCTCCCTGCCGGACTCGAACCGGCGACCCTAAAGGCTCTGACCAACTGAGCTAAGGGAGCGTTTGCCCGTCTTTCCGGGCCGCCAACACTATGAACCGCCATGTCATCACCGTCACATTCCACATGATTTCGTGGAACCTCCACCTCGATAAATACTCTTTGGACTCATTTCGGATTTACCATACCATTTTTATCTACTACTCTATCGGCTTTCCCATCTTCGGACAGGCCCGACATCCGTCCTCGATTCGGATAGAGTGGTGCGTTCATTGATACAAGATTGTGGATGGGAGGGGATTCCAACCCCTATGCGTCTATTACGCTGGCTCAATGTCTACCCATCCGTTTGCCGGGGAATCCCACCCCGGCGAGTTTTTAATCAGCTAAAAATTCTTTCTGCCTGCCTCTCGGCGGTAAAGGTCTTGGTAGTATTAAAAACAGCAAATAGTGATTGTGCGGTAGCCGGGGGAACTCGCACCCCCTGTAACCCTAGATAATAATATAACAAGATAACCAATCTTACATTGGACGCACGCCTTGATTGTGCGATATACATTAATGAATACTGGTCATGGTTCGCTACCTACCCTAGGAAATGCCTAGGGTGGAATCCTTCTTTCTTTCATTGTGATCTTATAGGTCTATCGGTTTTATTCATTTTTCTTCTTCTATTGTATCATCCAATAACTTATCGATTGCTATGATTACCTTATCTGGCAACTTCTTGGCGGTATCGTTAGACTTGAGATATTCTATAGCTCCGCCTATTCCAATGATCATCAGCATATCCCTTTTAGACGGGATGAACACCAGTAAAAAAATGGGGATTGATATATAGGCGGCACATTTGATAGCCATGTTCTTAAACTTGGAATCGTTTTCAAAATCATCTTCAATAAACCATATGACAATATATATGGAAGCTAATATTCCCAAGATAAATACTGCTATTATTGCCAACGTCTGTATGGCATCTAACCTTGTGATCCAATAAATCTCATTCATGTTGTTATTATTTAAAAGTGTTTGCTCCCCCACAACCTCCAACGGTTTCGAACCCGAATCGTAGACGGGTAGGGGAGTGTGTAATCCTCTTTTTTTAAATATTTTAAGGCTTTATGCTACTAAGCATTTGTTTCAAAATTGAATATTTAGCTCTTAAATCGTTGTCTTTGTATTGCTGTTCAATTGGCACTGCCCTGACATTGGTCATGATGAAACTAGCCTCCCTAATTGCTTGTTTTACCGTTTTTAGAAGATAATCGTATCCATATTGTGTCTGATCCCTTGGATTCAGAATGGTGTAACCGTCACCCCTGACATTTTTGATATACATCTTTTCGCTTTTGAGTAATTGCCAACGGAGTGTATCAACTAATGTCATATAAGAGAATTGCTGCATTTGCAATTCTCTTATAAAATCTTCCGTGGTTTCAAAGTCCTCGATAACGAGTCGTTTAAGACCGAATTTTTCTTTTAACCATTCGTGAGAAATAAGTTTCCCGTCTGAATAATTCGTAGCTATATCATCTAAAAGAGATATCCAAGCGTCTGAATTTATTTCTATTTGTCTCATGTTTCTGAATTGATTATTTGTGGCGCACATGGAATCGAACCATGTAGAAAACCGTTACGCCTACCATCTGTACTGTACTAGACTCCACTAAACTATACTTGACTCGACTTTACTGTAATAGCTATACAATAAAGCGCACCTCACAGAAGAATCGAACTTCTGTTTGTTCCAAATGAGGTGTCGTATTTACTATACTATTACTTCACTGTACTTTACTATACTTCACTTCACTTCACTATGCTGCACACTATGCTTATTTAATAATTTCAAATTTACCATACAGGCTCCGATAGGTCCCAACTCCATACCGTTGCCCTGCAATATCAAAAAGTTCTTTTATGTCTTTTTCGTCAAGCTGCGATTCGTCATAATAACAGTCTACTGTCGTGCTCCATTCCGGGATAATAGCACGTGTGGTTGTTATTTTGACATTCTTGATCCCTACGGCGCGGATATCTACATAACTCCCTATTTCGTAAAGTTGATCCGGCGTTTTGTCTTTATCCTTGAAATCAATCGGACAGTCTGAGAATATTCTAAAACTTCGTTCGATTTTTTTTCCAAGTTTTCGTTCTTTTGCGGCGTTGACAACGGATTGTTCGAAATGTTGTGAAGGAATTACATATACGCCATTGTTCACGTACAGAGAAGATAGAAATTTGATACGGGATATCTCCATCAAATCATCTTCTGTTTTTGTCCGTTTAGACGTTATAGGTTTCAACAATCTTGAATACTCGTTAAACGGGTTTACTGTTTGAGGGTTATTAAGCATCAATGCCGTTGTCCCCTTTACTTTGAATCTTAATACTTTCATGATCTGTACTTTATTAAATATTTTCTTGGAATTGTACCCGGCAGCCGATCCGATCGACAGCATCGCGCTTTCAGAGCCGGGATATGCGTTGAAGAGGATAGGGTTAACCAATGCCTGACTCATAACACCCCAAGGAATATCCTCTATATAGTACATTAATATAAATATGTAGACTCCAACATCGGAACCGATCAAACTACATCGGGAGCGGGGATCATCATCCCTTCCGGTATCTTCGACTATCATAACCTTACCACCATACCTATATCTCTTACGTATATCCTCTTATGGGGATAAGGATTTTATTCAATAAGTCAAAGATCTCTTTTTAGTAGGCATCCGGGAATCGAACCCGGAGCGGGTGTGAAGGATTTGCAATAACCTCTAGTCTTTAAAATGATCCGCTTCCAGCCGTGACGCTTCACTGGCCATGCCCTTATGCTATTTATCGGCTTTGTTTTGATCCCCTGTAAAAATCTATCGCTCTTTTTCTTATCATGTAAGCGTTTGGGGAACTTGTTACACCTTTTAATGCGTTCCTGACCGTTATATCTGTGAATCCCGTATCTTTGGCCAAGGCTCTTATTGAGCCATGAGGCACTATGATCTCTTCTAATCTTGCCATATCTTTTTTATTTATCTATTCATATACGCTATAAGACCAGCTTTACTGAATACCCTTTTCCTGCCTTTATGAGCATGAGGTATTTCCTTTATATGTTCCCTCAGATATCGGATAGATAGCTTGGTGATCTTGGAGGCTTCATCGAAGCCAACGAACTCGTCCTCTTTCTGGGCCTCTTTCTCCAAAACGGACTCCACGATCCTTTTTACCTCCTTTCGCATGAGGGGAATCAATTCCTCGGCTATAAGCCTTGCGTCGTTCCTTGTCATAGCGTTTACTTTAATCTCGTTACAATCACGTCATCAATGCGTCCCGCTGTTTGTATCGTAAAATCATATCCTTTAGTCTTCAAGTAATCCACACCCCTTTTTACCTTTAAGTATGGTATGGTCTTGTTTTTTATGATTGTGGGTTCTCCTATATTGAATCCCAATAATGTCTCACTAGTCGAGATTTTTGTCTTTACATTTGTAAGATTCTTCATTTTTATACTACTTTTGTTTATTGCTCTTTTTTAGTACGCTGTGATAGTACTTTTGTTCTATCACAATGCAAATATAAGAACAAATGAGCTAATACAAGATATAATAGTGTTAAAAATACCTCATTTGTTCTATTTAGAATGGTTCTAAATTAAATATTATATGGAAAATAGTATAATTCAGAGGATTGCGGAGATTATAACAAGTAAAGGATTTTCAGAAAATTCTTTTGCTAAACAAATTGGATCGAATCAAAGAACTATTAATCAGCAGTTAAGAGGAGATCGAAAATTAAGTTTGGATACAGTTTGTAATGTAATTAACTCTTTTGGGGATATCTCAGCGGAATGGCTCTTGCGTGGAGAAGGTAGCATGAATAAGTCGGAAGAGAAGAGTAGTGATATACATATAATGTATGAGACTAGCCTAAAGCAGATCCTATTACGAGACAAAAGGATTAGGGATCTGGAGATAGAGTTGGAGTTGGCTAATACTCGCTGTGAGGAATTAAAGAAGGAGGTTCTGGCGTTAAAGAGAATTGCAAAAAGTAGTTGATAGTGTTAAAAGGTCCCTTTTATGTTCTTAAACATTGAATATTAATATCTGAATCTATTTTGCTTTTGTTTTAAAAGTAATTATTCGTTTTTAATTACACTGTATTATGCCTACGGAAATAGATGTTTATATTGAACATGTGATTAGTCTGTCAAAAGATTACAGTATCCTTTTTGACAAGTATATTAAATTGGAAGAAAAGTGCAGGATTTTAGAAGAAAGGATTCTCTTGTTGGAAGGAAAAAGAACAGCTTCTCCCGCCCTTCAAATTTCTTTTGTTAGAAATATGTTAAATGATGTTAATGGGGGGGG